GATGCTATGCTGAACGCCGTTGATTCCCTGCTGGATGGTGTTGGTCTGCTCAAGGATGGCGGTGCGGTTCTCACAGCAGCACTGGCACAACTGCGAAGCGAGGGCGGCGTTGCCACTCTGGATGGCATTGATGACCTGCATGGCGTTCATGCCCTGCGCATTGGCAATCTGGTTGAGACTGCTTGAGATGACCTGCAAGTTGCCGCTCACCGTATTGAAGTCCTGTCCGAGCATGGTGCTCAATGACTGGATAGCGGTGCGGCTTGCCTCGCCCTGCGAGGTGACTGCCTGCATAACGAGGTCGCTGGTGTGGTTGTTGCCGCCACCGAACAGGCCGTTGCCGTTGTTGTTGAGCATGGCGCCAAGCAGGAAACCGAGGATGCCACCGCCCCAGCCGCCAAGACCGAAGCCGCCATTGTTACCGTTAAAGCCGTAGCCGTTAAAACCCACGGGGATGCTGTAAGGGATGGTTGCACCACCGTTGCTCTCAGGAATCGAATAAATTTCTGCTGCCATTAGTTTTTTGTGTTTTTCGTGTTAGTAGGATAGTTAATTTGTCTATGCGCATCAGACGCTACAAAGTTAACAAATCACACCAACAGAAATTCAAAAATCTACCGTCATTCTACTGCACGATTTCAGCACCTTTGACTCAACTTCTTTACTACCTTAAACACCTGACGCTCAGATATTCCGTATTTTTCGGAAATTGTGGCGACCACATAACCTGTCTTGTTTCCTTTCGACTTCATGCGGACATAATCCCCGTATATACCGAGCCATTTGTAGTCATCGGTCTTAATGCCGATTTTGTGCAGTCTTTTTAGCAGTTCCTTGTTCAAACTGACAACCTCGTATGCCGTCATAACAAAACCTTACTCCTTCTTGTCAACCGGAACTTTCTCGCCAGTGTTCAAGAACTTGTTCAAGTCAAAACCTCGCTTCTCACGCTCTGCCTTGCGCTTCTTCCACTTCTCTGTAGCTTCACGCAACTTGCGGGCGTTTGGCTTGTAGCCTGGCTGTCCTGGCTTGACATCCTTGCTCTTCTCGAATACGGTAATCGGCTGGTCAATGAATATTAACTCCAACTGAGCCTTGGTGTGAACCCAGTTGTAATCATATTCTGGTACGCTCCAAAAGCCGAAAAAGTACCGTGTCATTAAGAGGTGCTGGAATTGCTTTCGGTCTGAGTACGCTGCGCCGTATCGAGTCCTTGCAGGGTAGCTTCTACTTCCTCCACTCTCATATTCATCAGCGTATCCTTTGCCGCGGTCAGTGATGTGATAGTCTTGTAGAACTGAATCAGCGGAACTTTTTTTTTACCCGTCTCAAGCAGATCTGCCAGTTGGATGTTGTCATACTGCTTGATGTAGTAGAACCAGCGCCATCGGAACCAGTAGCGGAACTTGATTTTCCAGTAACCGTCAAGCGTGAAGATGGCTGCGGCTTTGCAGGCGAGTTTGCTGTCCTCTATGATTTCGTCAAGGGAAGCGTTTCCAGTGGTCTTGTCACCAATCTCGCTCTTGTTGTGCAGAAGCAGCCTGCCCAGTTTCACCAACTGGCCGTTTTTCAGCCAGCGTATTTTGTACTTCTTCCTGGTATGCAGGATCTCCACCTCGTCTGCATCGTTGTTGACTATGGACTGGTAGAGCAACTGCGCATCCAGTGAAGGTTGTTCGATAATCGGTTCTTTTGCCATATAATCATTTTATCGGAAAGGGTGCATCAAGAGCACTCCCCAATGCACCCATAGGATTCTTAGTGAAACAGAATTGTTTTTGATCCAATTATCAAGAGTTGAGATAAAACTCCCAAAGCGTTGTGTCGCCAACCAGCGAAACCACCAAGTTGTTTCCACTGAAAGAATACGAACCGTGCCACGCTGACGCATCCCCGACGGATTGAACAATTCCTTCCCGTAACGTCCATTCAATTTCCTCGCCGTTTTCTACCACAACAAGTGTCGCGTTGAATGAAGATTTCTCGGAACTTGTCAATGCCCTGTTGAAAGTAACTGTCAATGACCTTGATGTGTTACCCTCGCCCATAGGCAAGTCGGGAGAAACGCTAACTACCGATAATTGGATCGGCGTTAGTTTCCCGATGCCGTGGTTTCGATATCGAGGATACCGAATGCACCGTCGCCGGAATCGGAAAGCGAACCGCTCAGTACGACACACAAGGGCTTGTTGCTGCCGTCAAAGGTCACCTGTGCGGTGAGTTTTGCCTTCTTGACGTAGAACAGACGCTTCTCGGTGTCGTCGAGGATGAGCAGACCGAGCTCAACCGACTTCTGGGCAGCGCCGAAACCCTTGCCGGTAGCAGTGGCGGTGGCCACGCTGGTGTCCTTCAGCGCGTCAGTGGGCAGGTTGATGGTGATGTCGGTACCGGCTGAACCGAACACGAGTTGCATGATCTCGGTGTCGTGGCAGGGGATCTCGATGTTCAACTCAGTGTCACCAGGGGTAAACGTGGACACCCAGTCGGCGTTCAACCCATGCACTTTGAAGTGCTCAATCGAAGGAGCACCGGTGTCGAACGAGAAGCCGCTGTCCTCGGAACAGGGGAACTCAAGCAGACGCGCATTGGCGTTGAGCAGGTTGAGTACACCTGAGTCGTTGAAAGTGAAGCCACCGTCAACGGCGAACACGGCAGAAATGCCCTCAAAAACATTGTCCTGCATCGAGTTGGTTGCGGACGTTTTCTTTCTTACAGTAGTTGCCATAGTTGTTTGTTTTGTTTATTGTTGTCTGTTATTGTTTGTATCTTATTCTGAAAGTGATCTGTGTGGCATGGAAACCATAGCCGTCCTCGCCCTGCATGAGTATCACAGGGTTTGCGGCAGAGACATACTCTCCTACGATAGGGAAAAGGTCGATGATCTGCTGGGTGAGCGCCGACTGTGCGCCGATATTGAGTGTTCCGTCGCTCTTCGCCTTGCAAAAGACCGTGAACGTGCCGTAGCAGTCGGTATACACGTTGATACCGCCTTTAATCATGGCATGTATGGCAGTCTCTACCCTGACGACAATGAAGTCGTGCTGCTCGCTTGCCAAGGTCTTCGGCCTGTCGAGGAACACCTTCTTGCCGAGCGGTCTGAGCGCCGCCACAAGATCGTCGTATATACAATATATCATTGACTTTTCTGCCATATCCGTTAACCTGCTTTAGGTAGTCCAAGGAACTCGATGCCGACATGCTGCGCATGGGCATAGGTTGTTAATATACCAGTGTTCTCTCCGACGTATTCCGCATACTCCGTTGTATAGGCCACAAGAATGTCGAACATGTTGCGTCCGGCAGGCTTGTAGTTCTGCGCCACATACATCGCGTCGTCAAGTCCAAAAAACTCGTTTGTCTCAATTTCAGGTACATACCTCGTATGCTCAACGCCATCGTAGTCGCGAAAGAAGATGTACCTACCGTGGCTCGCCGTCATCTTGAACTGGATGGCTTTCGGCATGATGTCGTTCGCATAACTCGCGTGAATCGGCTTGCCCTGTCGGTACAGCACTACGACAATCGAGTTAATGAGGTTGCCCGTGAAGTTATGAGCACCAACTGCGGCCTTTTTGAGCCTGAAGTCGACGGCAGCCTTGCACAGTTCCGCACAGAAGTCGCGGCACCGTTTCTCGATCTCGCTCTCAATCTGCTTGCGGTACTCCTTAAACGCGTTATCAACCAATGTCTTAGTTGCGGGCATATTTCCAGAGTATGTGCGTGCCCAGGTTCCCAGGGCGTTTGTCTATCACTTGGCCGTATTCCTTAAAACCGTTCTTTACGACTTCTACCTTGTCCCCCTCAATGGGCATGGTCTCCTCCGTCCACTGGTCCTGTTTCAGAGGCAACGCGAGCGTCCTGTATGATGCGATGACGTCTCCGTTGTCCGACACGGTGTCACGGTTGAAACTCCTGCATGCCCCCTGGTAGAGGACTGTAGCGCCTTCAGGCACCCCCGAACCGCAGAAGCAGCACGCGGCCCCGTCCGAAGACAGGGATTGCGGCTGGTCCTGCATCGGGTCAGTGTCTGCATACCTGAGTATGCGGCACAGGTGCGGGAAACGCGGGTTAACGATGTCTGCCATATCTCCTGATTTTACGGAATCCTGTTCCCTTGAAGCCCCACTGGGCGGACGACGCGTCGAGGAGCTCGTCCTCGATACCCCATTTATCAAACAGGGCTTTGGCAATGCGCCACAGCCGGGCCTGGTCTGCGTAAGTCCACGAACTCACCCTCTCGCTGTGCTCCCAGTCACCGTCGCGGTCTGTGACGGAATGCGACGAGCCTGAACCAGGCATGAGATAGAGAATGAGGTAGGCGTATGCCAGATCACGCTCTTTCTCAGTCAGGTCGTATGAACTGACATCAGGGTTAATACCCGTCTTGAAGAGGATATTGCTGATGATGCTCTCGGTAATGGCCACATTCGGGAAAAGCCCGTTGATGTAGTCGATAGCAGTCTGCTGCGAGTTCGCTTCCATGCCTTCAATCACTTAATTAGGGTTACTCATCGTCCTTCCAGACGGTGACGATACCATGCTCGCGCAAGTTGTTGAAGACGGGGCCTGCAAACAACTCGCAGTCAACGGTGTTGGCGATGTTGGGACGCTCGCGCCAAGAGTTCAGCACGACGATGCGGCCCTCAACCAGCGCGTAGAGGTCGGCTTCGGTCTGACCGCCCATGCCCATGCGATCCTTTAGGATGCTGTTCATGCACTTCATCTCGAAGGGACGGAAAGCGGTGGTCGAAGCAACAAGGTTGTGCTCGTCGAATGCGGGAGCATCGACAACGGGGCGGCCGTCCTCCTCGTGGCGTGACTTGTAGTCAATCACCTCGAAGGGCCAGATACCCATCTCGTCGCGCAGGAAAGCGAGCAGCGTGCTCTGGGGAACGCGCAGGTCGGCAGTGTTGCCGCTGGTGGCGTAGCGTGCGGCGTAGGCGCTCTTTACGCTGGGATGGGCGAGCATCATGCGGAACAGCTTCTTGCTGACCTTCCAGTGGTTCAGACCCAGGCTCAACTCGTCGGTGTAGTAGTCCTGGAACGTGATGAGGTCTTCGACGACATCGGCGTTCTCGTTGGGAACGAGGGTGCGGCTGCCAGCGGCACCAGTCCAAACGAACCAGTCAGCCTTGGGGGCTGCGAAGTTCTCGTCAGGAATCTCGAACTTGAAGTCGTAACGTGCGCCATCAACGGGGATGTCGTGGATTTCACCGGTTGACATGGCCTGGAAAGTCATGTAGTTCAACTCGTTGTGGATACCGCCGAGCATGTTGGTGGAGTTCTGCACGAAAGAGTCGATGAGCTTGTCGCCGAACGACATGTCGCTCAACTTGGCTGCCTTGCGCAGGGTGATGAAGTCATCCTGGTCGAGTTGGAAGCCGTGGCCGATCTTGGGCAGGGTGCCGCCGTAAACGCCCCAGCCCTCGGTGTTACGCAGGGGCTTGGGTGAGTGCGAACCCAGCACGGATGCACGGACAAGGATAGGGGTCTTGGTCTGACCCTGTACCCACTCGCGGTCGTCGGTAGGTGTTCCCCAAGACGCATAACGCTTCCAGAGGGCACCGTTGTACTTGGCGTTAGCGTTGTCCAGCAGGGTGCTGAACTCCTCGGCGGTGACGAACTTGCCGAGACTGCCAATCTGATAAAGACTTGAATCTCTTAATGTTGCCATAAATCAGTCCTCCTTTTTTACTTGCGGTTAGAGAATTTGAACACACAGTCGGCGTCCTTGAG